AGATATGATATTTTATATATCGGATCTATGGAAGAGCCTAATATCCAAAAAATTAAAGTAAAAGGTGACGATGAGTTACGTGGTTACATGGCAGGTATTAGATACTTCCATTTGCTCTCTAATTCCAGAACCAGCTTTAATTTTAATACCAGCATTACCAGCATTTAAATATCCACCATTTTCATCACGGTTTGTTTTACCAAACATAATTGTACGTGATTTAATTCTTGAGAATTGTTTTTCAAACTGCCAATAAACTTCTTGCATCCAAGTCGTAGACTTGTGTACTTTTCCAGTATTAGGATCTCTTGTTTCAATACCAGCAAAATAAACTGGTTCTACTTTACAATCAATCATTGCACCAGAAACTTTGTGCTCCATACGTAATGTAGAAACTGAGTTTCTCATTAAGTAAGGTGAAGTAAATTGAATTCCAGCACCTTGAATAGAAAGTTCATCTTCCGCGTAAGCAGATTCAATACTAAATCTATTTCCTGGTAAAAGTTCATCTCCTGGAATACCAGCTAAAGATTCTTGACCACCCCATACTTCACAAGTATAAACGTAATTTCCACCTTCTTCATATGGCTCTTCTAATATTCTAACTTGGTAAACGTCTGGTCTTGGACCACCGATTACATGCATCTTAGTAAACCACTTCTCAGCGAATACTAATTCAAATTTTGTTCTTGCAACTCCAACTCCTACAGTAGCATCATCTACTACAGCACCTTGGAATCTTGCTTCAACAAGAGGTATATTTCTTTCGTCACTACCTACAACTTTCCATACAAAATCATCTGCACTATTTAATACTTTTTCTGGAAATAAAGATAAAGTTGTATCTAAATTTTTCATTCCAGAATTTTGTAATAATACAGTTGTTAATGGAGAAACCAATTGTGGTTGACTACCAAAAATAGCACCAATGTGATTTTTTAATGTTAATCCAGACCAAGCTTTTCCTTTGGTCATTACGAACTTTCCTACTGACATTTAATTTAATTTTAATTATTGTTGTTATTATTGTTTGTTAGTTAAAATACTAATTCAGAACCAAATCCACTTGAATAACTATCTGGGTCTTGTAAAAATCCAGGAGCACCATTGTCTTCAAATTTTGTTTTTCTAATTGTATTTTCTAAGTTTTTAACTGCTTTACTACTTATTGTTTTAGATATATTACTTATATCTTTAAATCCATTTGTTAATTCATATAGGTAATACATTTTAGTATCAAACTCTATTGGATTAATAGAACGATCTTGCATGAATTTATTCATCATCTCTCCTGTTTCAGGATTCTTAGCAACAGGTTCAATCATTGACTTATAAACTTTTTCTCGTAAAGCTTTAGTTAAAGATAGTCCTTGTATTAAGTCATTAGATTCAAAAACATATGATTTAACTTTAGTTTCAGTTTCAGCCTGTTCTTTTCTACTTTGAACTAATCTTTCTTGAGCTTGAGCTAATTCTTGAGCTTCTACTCTTTTATTATATTCTTTTAAACTAGTAACAGATTCTAATGCTTCTTCTAAAATAACATCTTCACCTAAGTCAATAGTTTTCTTTAACATTTTAGTAGCTCTATCTTCTGATAATCCTTGATTTAAATAATCTGAATAAATAAGTTGTTTTGCTACTTCAAGATTTCCTTTTAAATAATCTTCATCTACTGAATCTAAATTTAAATTTTCTCTTTTAACTTCTGCAACTTTACTTAAATCTAAATTATCTAAGTATTGTTGTAGTTGTATTGCAGATTGATTTTTAATCTCAATATTAAATTGTTCAACAAAATCATCTACAGTTTTTATTTCTTTAGTAGAATCAAACGATGGTAGTATTCCTTGCTCATAAAGAGCTTCTGCGACAGAAGAATAAAAATTGGGAGAAGATTCATCATCATTATCAGAATCACCACCATCATTATCATCACTGTCATCTACTCCCTCTTGATCAGAATCATCTTCATCATCGACAACATCATTATTATTTTCATCTGGATTAGGAATAGTATCGTCTACATCTTCATCATCCGTGTCTTCCATATTATAATCCATATTTAATTCTTGACTAGAACCAAATATACTCATAAAATCATTTTCATCTTCCATAATTTTCTCCCATTTTTAAATTACTATGCAAATATAATAAATTTTAAGTCTTAATCCAAAAAAATATTATAAAATTTTAATAAGTTAGCTATCTGCTAATAGCTAATTTGTACTTTTCTTTTTTATTCATATACTGTTTCAATAAGATTAATTATACCTTTTCTAACATGTCGTTTACAAGTATTACTTGCTAGATGATATAATTTTGAATATTCTTCATATGAATAGTAATAAACTCCCGTATTAGGATCTAATAATATTATAGATTGATGTCTGTCTAAACCTTTTCTTAAAGATTGTGTTTCAGATACTTTTTGTTTCATATATTCAGAACGTTTTATACCTTTTAACGCATTAGATATTTTATTTTTATGTTCTTGCGTTTGTATGTGTCCTATATGACCATCTCCACCATCTGTTAGATTACACAACGTTCCTAATTTAAGATTTTTACGTCCATACCAACTAATTAATATTTTTTCTAAATCTTGAGCATCTTTCTTGGTTAGACCTATTTTTAATATTTCAATTTCATATCCATATTTATTAACAATCTTCCACCAAAGATTAGACCTATCTGATTTAACAAAAGGTCTGTTTATAAGACCTTCTCCTATATAAAATACTTCTCCATTTGGTTTCAAATGTCTATACAAGCAATATTTATTATCACTCATTAATTAACAGTTTTCTTTTTAATACGTGCTATTTTTTGATCTTCACGTTTAGCATCCATACTATCTTTATGTTTTTTCATATCATTATCTAAAGTTTTCATCTTAGTAAGATAGTCTTGTTTAACTTTCTCTTTATCTAATCCTAACTTCTCAATTGCAATTGGATCAACAATACCATCATCACCAGTTTCTTCTACTTGACCGTCTGCAGATAATTCTGCAATATATCGTTTAGTAGCGTCTTCTCTTTGACTAATTATATCTTCTAATTCAAGTTTTTGTTGTTCAAGTTCCATTGCAGCTTGATTAGCTTGTTGTTGAATTTCATTATCTTGTTGAGATGATTCAGATTGACGTTGATGAAGTTGTTCTTCAGCTTCTTCAAGTTTTCTTCTCATATCCATTAATGATGGACTAAAGTAAATATCCATTAATGTAGAGAATCCACCACCATTCTGTAAAAAGGCCTGAGCATTTTGTTTAATCATTTGCTCCATTTCCATTGTTCTAGAACTTGTAGTAATAACTAATCCGTAATCATTTTCTGAAAACTCATCTGTTTCCATATTTAATACTTGGATAGTTTGATCGTCTAATAAATATTGAACTTTCTTATTATTACCTTTTAAAGCAATCTTAGCTGTTTCTAGGAAACATTCTAATACTCTAATCTTACATTGTTCATGTAACATGTACCAATATTCTGTAATATGACTAGATTGATTAACAGCTCTTTCTACACCACCTAAAGTTTCTCTATTAGAGATTTGACCTTGACGTTGCTCAGATACTCCAGCAATCTCACCCATTTCCATTTTAATGAATTCTAATACTTGTACGTGTTGTTGAATATATGAACCTGTTTCCATATCCATAACTCTACCACCTTGCGTATTCATAGAACCAGCTAACTTACCAGTAGCAGCTCCTTGTTGTCCTTCTTTAAATGAATCAATTACAGCAATCTTATTAACAAATGCAAAATGTAACCATTTTTCAACTTCCCAATTCTCAGGAACTTTAGCTACATCCAACTCCATGATTTTACCATAGTTGGTAGCAATTGCTTTATTTAATCTATCCCAAACTACATCATACATATATTGATAGTTTTTCATTCTATCAATTAATGATACTGCTTTAGATTGATTAGTATTATATATTTGACCTATAATTCCAGGACTACATTGTGAAGGATTACTAACTTTATTATATTGAATTTTACGAGGTCTAATATTTAAATAGATATCTTTACCTATTTTAACACCTTCCCACCATTCATTAACCCACATTGTTTTAACTTCTTCACCTAAGTCTTTATTAGGAATATACTCTTCAGACATAACTTTATATTGTTCTGCTCCGAATTCATCATAATATTTAACTTGTTTAATTTGTTTAATTGATTTCCAGAATACTTTTAATACACGTATATTACCTGTTTCATCTGTATAATTAGAACCAAAGAAATGTCCATTAATTTCAGCTAAATTAAAGATAGTATCATATGTACCACCTAATCCTGTGTTTAAAGCATCTCTTAGTAATGTATGATTATCACCATCATCTGAATAACTTCCAGTTGAAGATACTGTACTATAATCTAATATGTAATCAATATCTTCTGGTTTAATCTCATCATAATAAGCATCATGGCACTTCTTGCTGCAGAAGCCACGATGACCAAGATAAGAGCCACAATTATTGTTGCAATGCTCTGCTGGATTTCGGTCTTTGATATCATAAATAACGCTGAAAAGAAGCATCGTCATCATTCCAACTTCAAAGCCAGCAACAAATACTAAGCAGACAACAGTAAAAGAGATTTCTGGCAATGTTGCTGTAAAGACCAAGAATCCAAAGGAGATGAAAAAGGTTATGGTGAAGAATACTATAATCTCCTTTTGTATTTTGGAAAGCTTAGTCTTCATCTTTTATCAGCCTCATCAACAAGCTTTGAGATGCGCTCACGATTATCATCAGACTTCTTTTCATCAGAGAGATATTTTTGGCGTTGGTGGTTCCACAGCTTAAGAATCTCTGCCTCGTGCTCTACAGAGAGCTTATTTCTGGCAAGAAGGTTGGTGATGTCTCTATTATCATGATGACCAAGCTTGAGGTCAGTCCAGCAATAGGATTTAATCTGCCAGCTCCCATCAGCCAGCTTTCTTAACTCATCATAAGAGGCAACAGGCAGATTCAGCCACACCCTTATCTTCTCTCTGAAGTTCTTCATATGCTCATCCCCTCATTCTCCCTCTTCAGCTCATCAAGGGTGAGAATCTTGATGCCGAACTTCTTCTGT